AGACCCCGCTGATTCGCCCGTGGACGGCCTGGGGGACTGGGCCCGCTCCGAACCACTGATCACCGTCGCTACCGCCGTACAGGCCGGTCTCGTGGCCCGCCGGGCTGGGTGGACCCGCCGGCTCGCCGGCACCTCGTGCGCACGGTGCACGGCGTGGGCTGACGGTGTCGTCCGCCCGGCCGGTACCCGCATGGCCCGCCACCCCGGATGCGACTGCATCCAGCAGCCAGTGTTCCCCGGCGCGACGCCGGACTAACCCAAGGAGGCCGCGATGGCCGACGACCCGACCCCACCGCCCGACGACGCGACGCCGCCGGCGGCCGACCCCCCGCCCAGTGACCCACCGGTCGAGCTCGGGGACGCCGGCAAGAAGGCCCTCGACGCCATCCGCGCCGAGAAGAAGGCCGCCGAGAAGCAGGCCAAGGAACTGCAGGCCGAGCTCGACAAGCTCCGCCAGGCCAGCATGTCCGAGCAGGAGAAGGCGATTGCCGACGCGGTCGCAGCCGCGAAGGCCGAGACGCTGACCCAGGTGGGCAGCAAGGTCGCTGTCGCCGAGTTCAAGGCCGCCGCTGCTGGCCGCCTCGACGACGGGCAGCTCACCGCTCTGCTCGGCGGGCTCGACCTCAAGGCGTTCCTCGACGACGAGGGCGACGTCGACGCCGCCAAGGTGAAGGCGTTCGTGGACACGGTGGCCCCCAAGGCCGCCGCCCCTGACGACCCGAAGCCTGGCGATCTGCTCGCCGGGCTCGATCTCGGCCAGGGCGCCCGCGGCAACGGCAAGGGCACACCCGGCCTCGGATCGACCCAGCTCGAGCGCGACCTCAAGGCCAAGCTCGGCATCAGCTAGTCCCTGCCCCCCCGGGGGCGCAGGCAACACGAGCCACCCGACGGTCGGGTGGCTCTCTCGCGTCCCCCCAAGGAGGACACCATGGCCATCACGGCTCCCACCAAGACGTCGGACCTGTCCGGCTTCATCGACCCGGTCCAGGCCGGCTACATCTTCGAGCGTGCCGCCCGCAACAGCGTGGTGATGCAGCTCGTCCCCCGCGTCCCGCTCGGCGCCGCCGGTGTCCGGATCCCGGTCATCACCGGTCGCCCCACCGCCGGGTGGGTCGGTGAGGGCGACGCCAAGCCCGCCTCGGCCGGCTCGATCACCCCCAAGAGCATCGAGCCGAAGAAGCTCGCCGCGATCATGGTCGCGTCGCAGGAGGTGGCCCGGCTGAACCCCGCGCAGTTCCTCACGGTGATGCAGAACAGCTTCGCCGAGACGTTCGCCGTGGCGTTCGACCGCGCGGCCCTGCACGACGAGGGCCCCGACGGTTCGGCCGGCGCCGGCCCGTTCTCGACGTACCTCGACCAGACCACGAAGGCCCAGGAGCTCGGCGACACCGCCCAGGCCGACGGCGGCGTGTTCGGTGACGTCACCGCTGCGCTCGGCAAGGTCGTGTCTGACACCGATGCCTCGGGTCGCCGGTACGCCCTCACCGGGTGGGCGCTCGATACCGTCGTCGAGCCCGTCCTGTGGGGCGCTGTGGACACGACCGGCCGTCCGATCTGGACGGATCTGCCCACCGACGACAACGCCCCTGCCATCTCGGCCGCTGGCCGTCTGCTCGGCCGCCGGTCGTTCATGGGCGAGGGCGTCGCGTCGATCAACCAGACCGACGTGGTCGGCTACGGCGGCGACTTCAGTCAGGCCGCGTGGGGCGCCATCGGTGGCATCAGCTACCGGATGACCACCGAGGCCTCGGTCACGATCAACAATTCGCTCGTCTCGCTGTTCGAGCACAACCTGATTGCGATCCTGGCCGAGGCCGAGTACGGCTTCCTGCTCAACGACGCCGACGCGTTCGTCAAGCTGACGAACACCGACGCCGACCCCGTCACGTCGAGCTGATCCGGGACGTGGGGATGCTCATCGGTGCGGCCACGCCCCTGTACCCGCCTCACTCGCGGGTGGGGGCGTGGCTCACCACCCACGAACATCTCCGCCATCTCGCCGCCCGTGGCCACGACGTGCACGTCACCACCACGATGGCTGCCCGACCAGACGAGATCTACGAGGGCGTGCACATCCACGGCCGTCACCGCCCGCCCCGCGGAGACGTGATCATCGCTCACGTCGGCGACCTCGGGTTCGGGCGCGCCGCCGCCCGCCGCGACGGCGTACCGCTGATCCTGCTCGCGCACGGGCAGGTGAAGAACCCGCGGCACCTCGACGGCGCCAGCCTGGTCGTGTTCGTGTCGCAGGCGCTCGCCGCAGCCACCGACTGGGACGGACCCAGCCTGGTCGTCTCGCCACCGCTTGACCCCGCCGGCTACCAGACGACCCGCGGCGACGCGGTGACTCTGGTCAACCTGTCGCTCGACAAGGGCGGCGACCTGTTCTGGGCGCTCGCCGCCGCCGAACCCCGCCGTGCGTTCGTCGCCGTGCGGGGCGGGCACGGCAGGCAGACCCGCCAGCCCGGCCGTCCGAACGTCGACCTCGTCCGCTACCCGGTCGCCGACATGCGCACCGTCTACTGCCGCACCCGGGTGCTCCTCATGCCCAGCGTCACCGAAACGTGGGGCCGGGTGGCGCTCGAAGCCGCTGCCTCGGGCATCCCGACGATCGCTCACCCGTCCCCCGGGCTCATCGAAGCCCTGGGCGACGCCGGCACGTGGGTCGACCGGGCCGATCTCGCCGGCTGGCGTCAGGCGCTCGCCCGGCTCGACGACCCCGACATCTACGCCGCCGAGTCCGCCCGGGCGTTCGCCCGCGCCGCTGAGCTCGACCCCGCCCGTTCTCTCAGCCTGGTCGCTGACGCGGTCGAGGCGTTCGCCCCGATGGAGGCCACCGCGTGACCGTCGCAGTGCTCGTTCCCCGCCGCGCCGACGGCGGCCACCGTGACCAGACCTGGCAGTGGGTCCGGTCCTGGTGGGCCGAACACCACCCCGACTGGGCCGTGCACGAGGGCCACCACGACCAGGGCCCGTTCAACCGCTCGGCGGCGATCAACGCCGCGGCTGAGGCCGCGGGGGACTGGACCGTCGCCGTGATCGCTGACGCTGACTCGTTCGTCGGGCCTGACCAGGCGCGAGCTGCGGTCGACCGGGCCGTCGAGACGGGCAGGTTCGTGCTCGGCTACGACCGGTACGTCTACGTGGGGCGATCCATGTCGGGCCAGATCCAGGCCGGGTGGCGGGGCGACTGGTGGCCGGGCGTCGAGTTCACGATGCACGGCACCTGCTCATCGGTGGTCGTGGTCACCCGCGACCTGTGGGATCAGGTGGGCGGCTTCGACGAAGGGTTCGTCGGCTGGGGGTTCGAGGACATCGGGTTCAGCCTGGCGTGCCAGACGTTGGGCGGCGGCCTCGAACGCATCCCCGGGGAGGTGTGGCACCTGTGGCACGCGCCGGCACCCCGTGACGAGTCGTCCCCGGAGTTCAAAGCGGGGAAGCGGCGCATGGACCGGTACGCGAAGGCGGACACGCCCGCCAAGATGCGGTCTCTGATCCGCCGGCTGCGCCACGAGCAGAAGAAGACCGAGGCGTGATCTCCCGGCGGCTGATCCGTTCGGTGCCCGAGCACACCAGCGACCAGGTCGAACAGTGGTGGACCGAGGCGTGCGCGATGCACCCCGGCTGGGAGCACGTCACCTACCGCGACCCGATCGACCCCGACCTGTTCCCGATCACCTCGCCGCACTGGCACCGGTGCACATCGGGCGCCCAGCTCGCCGGGCTCGTCCGCCTCGAAGCCCTCGCCCAAGGCGGGGGAGTGTGGCTCGACTCCGACGTCGAGCTGTACCGGCCCCTGACACCGCTGCTGGGCGTCGCAGCGTTCGCCGGGTGGGAAGACCACGAGGTTGTCCCCGACGCCGTCCTGGGCGCCACAGCGGGCCATCCAGCGATCGCAGCGTGCCTGGGCCTCGCTATCGAGCGGCTCCTGTCCGGGTCGACCGACTGGCGCACCGGTCCCGGCGCGTGGGGCACCGGCCCCGGCGTCACCACCACCATCCTCCCCGGCCGCGACGACGTCCTCCTCCTCCCACCCGGCAGCTTCTACCCGGTCCACTACAGCCAGAAGAAGCGTGCCGACTGGGCAGCGGTGCGCAAGGAGACCCCGTGGGCGTTCGGGGCACATCATTGGGACGCCAGTTGGGTCCCGGCCTGATGGGCACGTTTACCTGGTGGGGCCGCCCGTTCCGCTACCACGACCACCCGTACAACACGACGGCGCTCAACGAACGTGCCGTCGAGCTCCCCATCGCGTTCCGGTGGATCGACCAGCGGCAGGGCCGAGGGCTCGAAGTCGGCAACGTCACCGGCCACTACCAGCCCGGCCGCCACCGGGTCGTCGACCTGCACGAGCACGCAGACGGCGTGGACAACGTCGACGTGTTCGACGTCGAAGGCGTCTACGACTGGGTCCTGGCGATCTCGACGGTCGAGCACGTCCGCTGGGATCCGCCCGAAGAACAACAGCCCGGCGGCGGGCTCGCCGCGATCTGGCACCTCGAAGGGCTCCTGTCCCCGGGTGGCCAGATGCTCGTCACCGTCCCGCTCGGCCACAACGCGCCGCTCGACGCCGCGATCCTCGCCGGTGAGACGGGCGCCGCCCGGGCGTGCACGTTCGTGCGGGCCGCTGCGGGCGGCTGGGTCCAGACCGCCGAACCGGCCCACCGGCCCTACGGCGCGACGACGAAGTGGGCCGAGTCCGTGTGGATCGGCGAATGGAGGTGATGGCCTGTGGCGCTCGCGACGACAGATGACCTCGAGGCCCGCCTCGGCCGCCCGTTGACGGCGGACGAGTTCGCTCGTGCGGCGGCGGTGCTCGCTGACGTGTCGGCGGCGATCCGTGCGCGGACCGGGCAGACGTTCGAGCGTGGCACGCACGAGCTGCGGGCCAGGGTGAAGCGCGGCATGGTCCGGCTCTCCCAGCGGCCCGTGCACGACGTCACGACCGTCACCGACCGGCACGGCACCGCGGTCGCTCACGAGTGGGACGGGCTCGACCTGGTGTATGTCGACACGCTGTGTCTGCCTGGCCGGGCGCCGGTGCAGGTCGTGGACGTCACCTACGACGCCGGGCCCGACGAGGCCCCCGCCGATGTCGTCGGCGTGGCATGCAGCGTCGCGCTGCGCACCATCGGCGCCGACCCGCTCGAAGGCGGCGTCGTCTCGGAGTCGATCGACGGGTACAGCTACCGGCTCGGGTCAGCCAGCGGGGCGGGCAGCTACGGGCTGCTGCCGGCGGAGGCCGACATCCTCGCCCGGTACACGCGCCCGTACGGGAACATCCGGGTGGCGACGTGAGCGTCCGGTCGGCTCAGGCCCGGTTCCGCCGGTCCGAACGGGCGCTGATGGACACCCAGGGTGTCCTCGTGCGCGACTCGGCTGAGCCGACCTACGACCCGGACACCGGCGAGTACGCGCAGCCGACCGTCGTCGTGTACGAGGGGCCCGTGCTGCTCCGAGCGGCGCAGTGGGAAGGCGCCGCGACCGAGATCGGTGAGACGCAGATCGTGCGCCGCTCGACCCGCATCAAGTTCCCCGCCGACACCCCGGTGCTGCGCGACGACAGGTTCACCGTCACGTCGTCGACCGGCGACGCCCGCATGGTCGGGCGCACGTTCCGGATCACCGATGTCGTCGTCGACGAGTGGCAGGTGTCGGGGCAGACGTTCGCTGAGGAGATCGCCTGATGGCCGTCCGTTCTCGTGTGGGGTTCGACGTCGACGGCCTGGACGCCGTGGTCACCGAGTTCACGTGGCGCGCGGCGAAGGTCTCCCCGGAGGCCGGGAAGGTCGCGGTCGAGTACGCCGGGAAGGCGGCGCAGTTGATGCGGGACAAGGTCCCGATCGGTTCGGGCGAGACGCTCGGGTCGATCTCGTCGGACAGCTCCCCGACGGTGTCGATGGGCGGCGTGTACGCCGACGCCGGCCCGGAGTGGTTCGTCGCCCGGTTCTTGGAGAACGGCACGGTGAAGATGTCCCCGCGGCCGTTCGTCGCCCCCGCGGCCGATCAGATCCTCGGGCCGTTCGCTGAGGCGCTCGGCGACATCGTGGGGGACTGACCGATGTCGGACATCTCGCAGATCGATCACGCCGCCGCTCTGCTCGCCCTGTTGGAGACCACGGGTCTGCCGGTGGGGGATGGCGCGGCCCCGTGGAACGGCCCCCAGAAGACGTACGTGGCGCCGTCGGTCGTGCTGCACATGATCGCTGGCGGGACCGTGGACGGGACGGTGGGGTGCCCTGACGAGGTCGTCGACGCCCGTTTCCAGATCACGGCGGTGGGCCGGAACGCTGCGGAGGCCCGTGGTGTGGCCGACAGGGCCGCGGCGGTGCTCGCCGGCGGGCTGTCGGTGCCGGGGCGTCGGGTGCGCCGGTTGCGGCCGATGGACCCGTGGTCGCGGATCGAGCGCGACGAAGACCTACAGCCTCCGCTGTTCTACGCCGTCCGGACCTACGGGCTCTGGACCTTCCCGCTCTAGTTCTGACCCTGGGACCCCTGCCCCCACGGGGGCGCCACAACCGAGCCCGCCGCCCCGTGGTGGCGGGTTCTTCGCGTCCCCTCAAGGAGGACCCACCATGGCCAAGACCATCTACGACGAGGTGGCGCAGATCCACTTCGTGCCGGCGATCGCCGACCCCGACGCTCCCGAGCTTCAGGAGATCGAGGCAGGCGTCGACCTGTCGTGCTTCCTCCGGCCGGGCGGCGACTGGTCCCCGATGGAAGGCTCCACCGTCGACGCCGCGGTGCTGTGCTCGCGGTTCAACGCCACCGTGCCCGGGACGTACGGCGGTCAGCCGTTCGTCGCGGTGTTCACGAACGACGACGAGTTCGGTGGCGACGTGGCATGGAACGCGCTGCCGCGCCGCACCCGCGGGTTCTTCGTCACCAGCTTCTACCAGGGGTCCGGCACCGACGGCGCGCTCGACGATGGCGACATCGTGAACGTGTGGCCCGGCGAGGTCATCTCCCGGAAGCGGAACAGCTACGCCCGGAACGAGCTGGCCACGTTCGAGGTCCAGTTCAGCGTGAACCCGGAGCCCTCCGAGGACGTGCCGATCGGCGGGTTCGTCTCCTCCTGACCGAGGGGACGAACCAGGAAGGATGGTGAGCTGATGCTCGTCACCATGACCCATGAGGACCTGCCAGGGGTCGAACGGGTCGTCACCCGGGACGCCTACCGGTGGGTGTGGTGGACCGAGGGGTGGCGATCGGACGACGACCCGGACTGGTCGGGACCACCGCCGGCCGCGGTCAGGTCGCCGCTCCAGTCGTTGCGGCACAACTGGGTGCGTGACGGGTGGGGGCCGTGGTCGGAGGTCGTCGTGTCCGCCAGCGGGTCGGCGACGTCGGCATACACCGTGACCCCGTTGGGCCGCGGGCGGATCACCGGACAGGCGAACGGGACCGACGGCAACCGGCGCACGTGGATGTTGCGCCGGGGCACGACCTGGGTCGACTCCGAGGTGTGCTCCCTGTGGTGGGGCGGCAGCATCTGGCAGTCCGGTGCGGGCACCCCGAACGCGACCCCGCAGATGGGCCACGTGCACCGTGCGCAGCTCGGCGCTGACGGCCGCTGGCGGGGTGTGGTGATCACGAACAACATCTTCCTGTCAACGGCCGACACGGTGAACCAGAACGTGTGGGAGACCGAGGCCGAGGCGCTGTTCCTCGGCGCTCAAGGCGGGTCGAAGGTGTTCCCGGTGGGTCGCACCCTCGGGGTCCTTGGCGTGTCCCGGTTCCAGTTCGTGGACTGGTTCAACAACTACCAGGTCACCCCGTCGCACCTGTGGGGTCTCCAGGTCGGTGATCTCGTGACCATCGATGTCGGTGACGCCACGTTCGACACCACCAGCACGGCGGTCAGCGGCGTGAACGCGAACCAGGGCACCGTCAACCTCGTCGAGGACTCCGCCACCGAGGCCGTCGACTTCAAGATCGAGACCGGCACGATGGCCCCCGAACCGCACAAGCGGTTCTGGCCGTACTGGGTGCGCAGCGAGCTCCGCGGCGACATCCTCCGGGTGAAGGTGTGGCGGTACGGCGAGACGGAGCCCGACTGGGGCAGCTCGACCAACGTCAAGATCGTCGACTTCACCGTCGAGGACGCGGAGCCCGGCCAGGGCGGCCGGCCCGAACCTGACGCCACCATGCCCACCGGGCCTGGCGCGTGCGGGCTTGTCGGCGCCCACCTTCGCAGCTCGGCGTGGATGGAGTACGGCTCCACGACCTTCACCGGACTCTGACCTGCAAGATCGCGTGGGCACGGCCGGTCGGCCTCCCAGGGTCACGGCCACCGTGCCCACGCACCCACCTGACCCTGGGAGAAACATGACCAAGAAGTTCGAGACCGACTCGCCGACGTGGGACGAGATCCGCCGGCTCCGCAAGCCCCGCACCACCGACGTGTGGGTCGTCATGGACAACGACCTCATGGCCCGCATCGACGACCTCGACCGGCAGATCGACATCGAAGCCCGGGCCGATGACCGCCAGCACCGCAAGGCCAAGGCCCCCGCGTTGCGCCGCGAGCGGGAGAAGCTGCTCGACGACGCCTCCGACGTCGCTGTCGCGTTCTCGCTGGTCGAGCTGCCCCGCAAGATCTACCGGGCGCTCATCGACGCCCACCCGCCGACCGACGAGGACAAGCAGCGTGGCGCGAACAGGTGGCACGAGGACGGCATGGCCCCGGCGTTGATCGCCGCGTGCTGCGTGTCCCCTGATCTGACCGACATCGGCCGGGCCGAGTTCGTTGCCCTGATCGCGTCGGGTGCGAACGCCCGCAAGATCCGTGACGCCGCCGGGCCCGCTGTGGAGATCTGGGACGACTGGGCCGCCTCGACCTCGTACCAGTTGTTCGCCGCCGCGTACGAGCTGCAGGAGGGCAGCTCGCAGGTCCCTTTGTCCGTGCGCAGCTCGAACGAGACCCGAGGCTCCGCGCCGAGCTGAACTACTGCGCCCCCCACGGCATCCCGCACTCGGTGTTCCTCGCCTGGGACCCCGCCGACCAGGACAAGGCGCTCGCCTGGCAGGCCGACGAGAACGACCGGTGCCCCGGCTGCCACACCCCCTGGGACACCGCCACCGACAAGGCCCTATCCGACCAGTGGGAAGCC